CAAAAACGGTGAACCGCCCGTATTGCTGAAATCTGAATCCTCGATTAATACCCCTTCCGATGGGAGCGGTAGGGTCATGGTGGCGCCTGCATCCTGACGGCCAACGAAATTTTTAATATATAAAAAGTCAGTAACAACGCCCGCGTCAAATATGCCGGACGCAGGCGGCCCACCAAAACCATCAAAGTAGAAACCCACACCGTCCAAGTATAGGCGCTTGATGGTGCCGCCGCTTGTGGACTTAAACACGCGGTACCCGAATTGTGCGTTGTAATTAAATGCCACGTCCCGCACAGTCATTGACTCAACGGCCGCGGTGTCAATGTCAAAAATATTGGACGTGCCGCTGATGACCGTGGCCGCGTCCCGCGCCTGCCAGGAAGTACCGGCGGCGCCCTGCGGGCCCGCGGCACCGGCGCCCTCATATACAAAATGTTTGCCGCCCGGAAGTGCCAAGGGCGTGCCAACGGTACGCTCCCCGGGCGCTTCCTTAATCTTCCATTGGCTCTGCGCCGTGGTGGCGCCGATGCCATTTAGGGCATCCTGCAGATCCGCAAACCGGGTTGCTGTGTCCGGGGAAACGGACGGGTCGGATTCCAGCGTTTGGCGCATGAGCACGCCCTTGGTGTCCGCGTATGCCTTGGGCACCAACTCTGCATCCTCCGTGGGCGTGGCCGGTGCGGTCACTGTAACATTGGCGTTTATGGTGCGGCCGTTCAAAACCACACCTTCCATTGTCAGAGCGGCACCGGCGCCGCCGGTGACAATATCCCCGGAGCCCGCCACGATGTCCGGGTTGCGGATGGTGGCCAGACTTGCACCATGCAAATTCTGCAGGTCCATTGTGGGCGTTTGACTAATACGGCACCCCGCATACAGGCGCAAGAAATTGGGAGCACTGGCGCCCGCGTTCGTTTGAACCTGCATCTGTGACACGTCCACGCCATAGGCATCCAGTGACAGGAAGGCATCATCCAGCGCCAGCGTGCCCACGGTCCTAATTACGCCACCCCGGGCCGCAAGGGATGACTGCCAGCCGCCCGTTGCATTAAATATGATTTCGCAATTTTCGGTTACAACTCCGCCTTGCGACACATAGGCGCCGGCAGAAACCACAATCCGGCACCCCTCAACCAATGTTTCATTGGGTGACCCGGCAGGCGTGAAGCCATTACCACTTGTAACCTGGAGCTCCGTTCTGCGCCACCGCTCCGTTGCGTCCTGGGTGGGTGCGCCGGTGGGCGGATACATGGCGCACAAACGGACATGCTGGGGCAGTGTGACATTGACACCGCTTATGACGCCGGGCGCCACAAGGACCGTCCATTCATTGGCATCGCTTGGGGACTGTGCGCCCGCAAATGCCAGAGCGGCCACCAGGCCGGCATTGTCATAAGTATATGCGGAGCCGTCCACAATGACGGTCTGCGGAATGCGCACATTTCCCGCCAGCGGCTCAATGGCATCCTCCAGCTGATTTATGCTTATTTCCTTGGTGATGTCACTGTCACCCAGATCCTGGACCGCCAGGACTTCCACCCCTGTAATGTTTGTATCATTCGGAAGATTTTTGATTTGTACCATTTGGCACCTCCTAAAATTCTATAGCGTCCCCGCCTTCAGTTTCGAGCGGGTCACCGGTTTCCGTAGTGATGGCGGACGCGGCCGCCGGGTTAATTATACCAACAATCGTCACCCATAGGGAACGGTTGACACCCGTGTCCCCATGCTTCACCGTAACAGTCTTGAAATCCCCGGCAATGGAATCCACCGAAGTGGCCACCGGATCCCCCAAGGCTTCCACAGATACACCCAAGATCTGATTGAATAACGCCACCCCCGTGTCCGTGCCGTCATCCGTTGGGTAAAAGTCAACCCCGCTGTCCAGACCGTTTTTGTAAAACGTCCAGATTAACGGGGACGCCACGCCACCGGGTCCGTCTGCCACGCGGGCAAAGGTCAAATCAATCCCTTGCAGGTGGCCCGCAAGCGTGCCCGCGGCGGGTGTGTAGTTTACCGCCGCATAAGATACCGGCAAACTGTCATTGGTGTTGTGTGGGTTTTCACCGGCCACCAATGCCACATGCGCCGCGGCCGCGGATACGGCTGGGCGCCCTTCTGTATGGACGGACAATTGGTCCGGGGTGACATGCTTGTCAACGTCCCCGGTGTCCGTCACGGGCATTTTTTCCGTGCCCGTTATTGCCGGTATATTTGGTTTATCTTTCCAACGTATCTCACCCATTAGGGCACCCCCGTGTAAGTATTTCCAAGTCCGTCAACATAAGAGTCCCCCAATCCATCAACGTATGGCGCCCAGTCTTCCCCGGTCCATACGGAATCCGGCGTCCCCGGGATGGCGGCCGCGGCTTGCAAGGCTTCCCAGTTCGCAAGGTAAACCAAACTAATTTTTTCCGCATCGGCCACAATATCAATGGTAAATTCCACCCGTTTGGGCGCCACCATGGTGACCGTGACGGCCACAGAGTTTGCCGCACCCACGGTGACCATCCATTCCAGATCCGCCTTGGCCGCTTCTTCTAGCCGGCGCAAGTTGGATGATACCGCCGGCAACCCTTGAAGAAGGTTTTGTGTGCGGGAAATATATTGTTCCGTGGGGTCCGTGATGTCCAGGTTGCCCCACCAACTGAATGGGGTGTCTTGGCTTCCATCATCCCGGAAGTTGCCACCGAATAGTGAAAGGTATGCGGCGGTTTCAAAGCCGCCAGACATTTCAATGATGCCGCCGGTGGCGTTGATTTCACCATCATCCGCCGTTTGGTACATGCGGACATCACCTTGTTGGCCGGTTGGGTATGGTCCTATGGTCATGCTATTCCGCCTCTAGTTTCTGGGAAGACGCCGCCACCTTGGCCGTCAATGATCCGGGGGAAGTCAGGGACAAAGCCGTGGAAACCGCCGTGGCCCACGTCCAAAACGTGGCATCCGTGGAAGCATCTGACACCGCCGCGTCCGTGTCCCGGGCCACCGGCAACCGCGCACCGTCACCCACTTCCAACTTGTCCAGGTTGAAACGGCCGGTGCCGTTACCACGCAACCACAAAACGGCGGTGATGTTGCCGTCCGCGTCCCGGCCCACAAAGTACCCTTCACCGTCCGCGGCCGGGGATTCATTGCGGGGATCCAGGTACGCCACGGGAACCGCACCGCCGCTTTCTTCAATAGGTAGCGCGGCCATAAAATCAAACGGCAACGGCTTGGACATGTTGCCCGCGCCGTTGTACATCTGCCCCGTCCGGGTGTCCGGTTGTTCTGTGGAATCCGTGGGCATATCTTCCGGATCATATTTGACTTCCACATACTTGTCCCCGCCTAGCACACGGCTAGTCAGGGAACGGACCCGGGCAATAAATCCCATCAATCCCATGGCAACCCTTCCGGGATTTCCCCCGCAAATGCGCCGGGAAAAATCAAGTTCATGGATGCGGTTTCCGCTTTGGTCTGATTGTCTTTGGTCAACGTCACAGATCGAGCAATAAACCTGTATTTATTATATATCATGGCATCGGGTGCCGTCACGTCCATGGTGGATCCCAGCCGCCACAATTGCCCCTGGACATCCCGCCACGTGGACAAATCCACATCATAGGAAACCGCGTTGGCAAACATCCGGCCCATCTTGGCGTTGACCGCTTCTTTGATGTCCGCGCTTGGGGCGTCATCCACGGTGAACGTGTGCGGCCGGATCACGTCCCGCAAGTGCGGATTCTTGACGGTAAACCGGGCGCCGCGCACGCCCACTTTGGCCGGCCGGCGCCCGGTTATTTCGGAAAAATATTGTTGTGCGTCAAACTGGGGCGTGACAGACTGCAACGGGGGTGCCCCTTGGGCCAAGATCCCGTCCGGTTCATCTTTAGCGGCTGGCTTCCAGAAAAGCATTTCACCCAAGATGTTGTTGGTGATAACAAGGTTGCGTTGACGCGCAAGATCTGACAGGAAATCCCCGCACGATTGGCCGGAATCAAAACCCACTTTGGCAAACGCCGGGCCCGCGTCATCCTGGAAAACCACACGGATCCCAAACCAACCCGCCACCGTTTCCGCTATGGTCTGCAAGTTACGGTTAGAAAATTCCAGCGGGTACGCCCCGGGCGGCGGGGTGCAATCATACAACACGCCCGGCCGCGCATATCCCGCAAGGTTTAACGTTTTGGATCCCGCGTCCAGGGACGGAAGCGGCACCAACACGGTGCCATTGAAAAACGTGAAACCGTTGACAAAGACTTTCAACCGTTTATAGGTGAACGGCTTGAACGTTTCTTGGAAGCCCGGCGCACTAGAATCAAACGGGGCATTGATGACGATGGTGGAAATGGAATCCAAATTGCTTGTGATGGACACATCCGTCCAGAAGCGGAACCGTTCCCCTTCAATCTGGATTGACACTTCATTTTCATCCGCGGCCGGGACTTGCGTTTCAGACTCTTG